GTTCGGGGGCCGCGTGTCGAAATCGGCCGAGAGCGACGCCAGCGAGGAGAGCGGGTACGCCGTGTTCGGGTTGGCGTTGACCGAGCCCACCTGGATCTGGCCGGTCCGGTCGTACCAGGCCGTCCGGCTGAACCCGGAGAGCACGTCCAGGAGTTCGGCCCACGGCGCCGTCCCGGCGTCCAGGCCGAACGTCCGAGCCGCGCCCAGCGTGGCGCCGACGGTCCCCACGCCCGGGTTGAACCCGGTCCGGCTCGATACCACCGTGTTGATCATGGCGCCCAGGTCGGTCCCGCTGTTGACGGTCAGAGGGTTCTCGAACCGGTAGCGGTCCACCAGGCCGGACACGTCGCCCAGGGTCACGTCCACGGTGCGCGCGTCGGCCGCCGTGTTGGTCCCCGAGCCGGTGATCTCGTACGTGCCGTACGGGACGGTTGACACTGAACCGTCAAGTAGCTCGATGCCCATGGTGGCCGTGACCCGCGTCCCGAACGGGGTCAGGATGTCGCTGGGCCGGGTCGGGAGGATGTCGTCCCCCACGAACGAGAGGCGACCGTCCCACCGGCCGTTCCGGGTGGCGTCCGCCGTGAGCGAGCCCGCGACCGGCTCCAGCGTGATCGAGTCGCCTCCCCGGGTGAACGTGAACTGGATCACCCGGCGGTATCCGGTGGGCGTGGCAAGGGCCGCCTGGTGACGCGCGGACGTGAACGGGTTGGCCATTACAGGAACTCCTCCGGCGCCGAGACGGACGGCCAGCTAACGCGGACCATCGGGACCTGGACCACCTTCACGCCCGGAGTGGGCGCCGAGACCGTCCAGCCACCCGGCCGGAACCAGCCCGGCGTCCCGCCGAGCGGGGACCAGTACAGGTAATCCGAGGCCAGCAACTCCTCCAGGGCGTCGATGGCAGGCATCCCCTGGACCGCGATGGTGAGCGTGAGGTCTTCCCCGATCGGCGTGGAGCTGACCGAGTGGAGCCCGCCGTCCAGCGGCGTGGAGTCGGCCACCAGCTTGGGGAACGCGCTGGACCGATCGGTCACCACGGCCATCTTGGTGGTCATGCTGGCCAGCCGGTCGAGCCCGTCCGAGTAGGTGAAGCTCGGCACGGTGGCCGAGGCGTAGTCCGAGACCTTGAGTTCCGGCACCGGGAGCGGGCCGCCGGAGATCGTGCCGTCCAGCCGGACGAAATGGACCTCCTTGTACGGGGGGATGTGCGTGGCGCTCCCGGTGGTCTGGGCGCCGGTGGTCGAGACCCCCGGAGAGGCCGAGCCCGTGTTGCCGCTGGAGTGGTCGTGCGAGGTGGTGGGCGACGAGCCCAGGTCACCGAACGAGGGCGCCTCGAACGAGCCGGTGGTGGAGGTCAGGACGTTGGTCGTGTGGGAGTGGTTGCCGATGTCGTGGGTGTGGCTCGGGGTCGTGTGGTTGTGCGACGAGGAGCCCCCGGTGGAGTTCACCGAGTCCGAGCCCACGTCCCGGGCGAACCAGGTACGCATGTCCGGCGTGCCGTTGGCGCCGTTGCACAAGGTCAGGAGCGGATCGAGCGCCCCGGCGTCGCCCGTGAACAGGCCGATGATCCGGGTCTGGGTGCCGCCGCCGGTGTTCTGGAGCACGCGCAAGCGCCGGTTCGGGGGCTCCAGGTTGACCGCGCTCGTCGTGCCCGCGCTCACGCTGTTGGTCGAGCCGGTCCCGGCCGAGCCCACGTCCATCGGGTGGGTGTGCCGGGGGAGCCAGCGCGGGGAGGACGAGCCGTAGCCCGCCTCGGTCGAGCTGGAGGGGTTGCTCAGCGAGGTGGAGCCGATCGAGTGGTCGTGCGTCGTGCCGGTGTGGGAGTGGGCCGCGATCGAGTGCGTGTGCGTCGCGCTCCCCGAGGTCCCCCCGCCGTTGCCACCGGCCGCCGCGCCCTTGAGGTACCGGCCACTGGCCGCCGCGTAGCTGGTCCAGCCGGACACGGACTCGGTGGCCCAGCCCACGCACCCGACCGGGTAACTGGCCTGGGCGCCGTCCGACTTGATCCAGATCACGTCCAGCGCCGGGGGCGCGTTGTTGGTCGAGCCGGTCCCCGGCGTCGCGCTCCCCGAGGTGCTGGCGCCCGCCGTGCCGGTCGAGCTGGGCCGCGTGTGCGAGTGCGGCTGGTCGGCCTGGGGCTGGCTGGCACCGTTGAACCGCGCGCTGGTGGTCGAGCTGTTGGACGTGCCGGTGGAGCCCCCCACCGAGTGGGAGTGGGCCGCGATCGTGTGCGCGTGGCTCGGGATCGTGTGCGAGTGCGAGGCGGCGCCGCCGGTCGCGCTCGGCGTACCAGTCACGCTGGTCCCCCGGGGGAGCGTGCCGTCCAGCGCGGTGACGCGCGTCCAGCCCGAGGGGATGCTGGCGGCCGTGCTCGGCCAGCCCAGCACGAGGTCCGCCGGGATGGTGCTGGGCAGCTCCACGAACGTGGACACGTACCCGAAGTAACGGACCCGGTACGTGATGTCACATTCCCCGTCTGACACTTCACAGTCAGGTCCGCTCGGGAGCGGGTCGAGCTGGGGAATGGCCAGGTCCAGGTACGTCCCGTTCAGCCCGTTGGGCACGGTGGCGATGCGCTGGGAGCCGGTGCAATCGTCGCGCCAGACCTCGGCCACCACGTAGTCGTTGTCCCACGCCTGGCCGCCCGGGTTGGTCCAGGTGACCCGGTACCCGCCAGCCTCGGCCGTGACCGCCACCAGGGGAGGCGAGGGCGGGGGGACCGTGTTCTGGACCGAGAAGTTCAGGGCCTGGGTGCTGGCGTACGGGTCCGTGTAGCGGATGGTGGACCGCACGCTGAACGTGGCCGTGTAGGCCCCGTCATCGAGACCGGTCGTCACCGGGACGATCGAGGGCGGCGCGCCGCTCCCCGAGCTGGAGAAGACCGTGGTGGCGCCCGCCTTAACCGTGACGCTCCAGTCCAGCGCCGGGAGCCCGTCCAGGTCCGGCGTGCCGAAGTAGAGATCAGGCTGGTTGGTGTCGGTGACCGTGCCGCTGGTCTGGTCGTTGCCCGCGTTGTCTCGGATCTCCGGGGAGTACGCGGGCGCCTTGCGGCAATCCACGTCGATGTACGCCTCGGCGGTCCGGCCCTCGGTGGCCGTGCCGTTGTCCTCGAACCAGCCCCCGCCGATGTTGAGGTCCGCCAGGGCGCCGACCGTCGCCAGGCCGTAGTCCACCGTGGCGTACCAGCTCGTGGCCTGTTCAGCGAACGAGGCAGTCACCGGGACGGTGTCGTATTCGATGTAATCGGTGGTGCCGCGCCCCAGGTCGATGTCCTCGGTGCACTCCCCGGCGTCCGCCCGGATGCGGATGCGCCCCCGGATCTGGTGGCGCTGGTACCCGGCGGCCGGGGTGTGCGACTCCACGCGGAGGTTCCAGTTGCTCCCCCCGCTGGCCACGGGGAACTGGATGTACGTGGAGTCCGAGTTGTCGCTGGTCACCCCGGCCAGCGTGCCGCTCGGCACGGCCGTACCGGCGCCGGTCTTCCGTACGGAGATCGGCCGGAGAACGTCGGTCACTGCCATGGTGTCACCCTATCCCGAGTCACGAGGGCATCATCCCACGTCGGCCAGTTGCGGCGCCGGTTGCGGGCCGGTGGCGATGAAATCGGCCGTGACCTGGCGGATGCGCCCGATCTTCACGACCTTGACCGAGGAGGCCACCGGCGCCGCCCAGACCTCGGCCGCGTCGCTCGGGGAGACGAGCACGAGCGGCCGGGAGAGGACCGCCTGGAGCGCGGCCAGTTCGGCCTCGGACTCCACGGCCGTGGTCAGGTGGAGGTTCCGGCCGCCCGGCGCCGCGCTGGTCACGAACCGGCCGCCCATCACGCCGGTGGCCGAGGTGAACGGCCGGTCCCGGTCCCACGTGATCTGGCCGCCCAGCGCGACGAACAGCGGGCCGCTCGGGCCGGTCGTCCGGATCAGGTGCTCGTCATCGTCCCAGACCAGGCAGAACTCCTCCGGCGCCGGGGGCGGGGTGGGCTCCTCCACGAGCTGGACGAACGCCACCTCCTCGTACGGGGGCTCGGTCGTGGTGCTGGCCAGCGTGCCCGAGGTGGAGGAGCCCACGGTGGGGGAGGTGCTGTTCGTGTTGCCGTGGGTGTGCGTGTGCGTCGCGGTCGCCACCGTCACGGTGGTGGTGACCTGGGTCAGCGCGGTCCCGCCGTTCTGGACGCCCACGGACATGGTGTGCGCGTGGCCGGTCGTGGTGTGGGTGTGCGTGGGGCTCGTGTGGTTGTGCGGGTTGAGCGAGCCCCCCTGGGTACCGATGCCCGAGGTGGCGCCCTTGGGGTACCGGCCGATCAGGTCCGGCGTCCCGCCGGTCCCGTCGCACAGCGCCCAGTGATCCGGGATCGAGCCCAGCGAGCCTCGCCAGAGGCCGATCAGGCCCACGGGGAGGTCATCCTGGCCCGAGGTGTTCTCCTTCACCCGGACGTTCGTGTACGGGGGCTCGGTGGCGCCCAGCGACGAGGCGCCGGAGGTCCCGCTCCCCCCGCTGTCCAGGGCCGAGGAGCTGGCCGAACCGATGGTGATCGGGTGCGAGTGCGAGCCCGACCACACCACGTTGTTGGTCCCGGCAAACAGCGACTTGTCCGAGGTCACCGAGCCGGTGTTGTTGCTCGTGTGCGAGTGGCTGGCGCCCGCGTGCGTGTGCGCGCCGATGGCGTGGGCGTGGTTGTTGAGGTTGCTGGCCGCCGTGTCGC